CTCTAATTTTTGAGGGATAGGAAACAAAGAGCCAAACGAGAGCATAAAAACACTATTAGCACTGGTAATATTCATAAATCACCGCCTTATAACACGTTGTAAGAATTTAAGACGATTTGTTGAACTGCACCACCGTCTGTGTACCAAAAATTGATTATTGGCGATTTGCGTAAGCCTCTATCCTGTGCGCTTGGCTGCTTAATCTGCAAATAATAACCGTCTGTTTGCAAAAAGTTATCAATACGCAATCCCGCTTGAGTATTAACTTGTGTTGCTTGTGCGCTAGACAATGTAATACCTGTACGAATGATACCGCTATTTAACGCCTCCTGAATAACAGGCTTTAACGATTCGCGCAATTGAGTTTGTCCAACTGTGCCGTAATCCACCGCGTTTGCAGAATCAAGCAAAGTTGCACCTGCTAAACGGAATTGGCTATTGAGATAGATTTGATTAACATACGAATCTAACCACACCCAACGCCCTGCAATGTTACCATTATAGAACCAGTTAAAATCATTGCTACCCTCTGTATAAGCAGCATAGAAGTTGTAACCATTGCCTATCAAGTTAGCTGCAATTTGTTCGTCATTAACGTTAATTGCCAAGCCTGATTGATGTTTGAATGCAAAAGTGATTCGACCATTAGTTGCGCTAAAATCAACGCTTGCAATCGTACCCGCTAAAAACGCGGCAATGTCACGCGCCATAGCGACAACACTTGAACCCGCATCTGTAGCAACACTTGGTTGACCACTAATACAGACAGTACCATCAAATTTGCCGTCTATTAAATAACGCCCCATTGTTGCGCTAGAGTTGGCCACAATTGCGTTACTGTCGCTATCGTAACAAATGTATAAATAACGTTGATTAGTGTTGTTTGACCATGCAGCATAGAGTTTTTTCTCTGCAAGTAAAGGTTCGTAATCTGTTGTAAATGTTGACCAATTCTGACTGACACTCAAAACGCGGTCTAATACATCGCTTGGCGTTTCTGCATCAATACCTTGACTTAAAATTGCACCTGTTGCCTGTGTCAATTTAAGGCTTGCTGCGATTGTACCCGTGGCATAAATTACAGTCTCATCAACACCCGCGCTTGTCGATGTCACCACAAAACGTTGACGCTGTGAATCATAGGTCACGGCAAAATCGGGCGAAGTAAACGCGGCTGTGATGATGGTAGCGGCATTGCTAAAACTTGTCGCTGCACTTAGGCTAATAGAGCTAGATGTATTGGCTACACCTGCAATCGTAACTATTAAAGTCCCTGTATAGGTTTTAAGCGTGTCTAAATCAACATTGGCCAAAGAGCCGCCAAAGATACGCCCGTTGTCGTCCGTGTCGGCATAGTGTGCAATGTATAAGGTACTCGGTAACTGTGTTGCACCGTCATAGCCTTTGAAATAAATATCGGCCATTTGTGCAATCGTATCACTAGAGCCAAAATAATCGCTCACCGCATTGGCTGAGTTAAACTGTAGTAAGTTTTGAGCGGGTACAGCATCGTTTTTAGTAATCAATACTAAATTTAAGGCTAAAGGATTGCCACCCGTCCCGACCACATCGGGATTCACTTGAACAATGGTACTAATAGGGATAGAAGTCATAAAACACCCTCAATTACTGGATAAATGGTAGGAGCGTTTAACTCTACCGCTAATTGTGTACTGACCGTGACTGTCGGGTCATACTGCAAATAAAGCATAATCATAAACCTTTTTTCGTATTGCATCGCATCATTGACAAAAACAATTTGCTTTGGGTCGTCACAATATAAAGGTTTTATGTTTTCAGGAAAAGAATTATACGCATAAGCATCTCGGAATAGGGTACTTATAACACTTGCCTGATTTGATGCGGTTTCGCTATAAATATCAACCTGTATCGATATTTCTGTTTTTTGGGTAATTTGTGAGTAATCGCCGTCTATCAGGTCTAGCGTGTCTGTTTGTATGTTTGTGGCTAATCGTGATTGTGTGACTATTTGCATAGCCGCGTAATTAGTAACAGGCGGTGCAACTAAATTATCTAATGCCTGAATAACAGAAAATCCACTCGGCAAAACAGTTACCAAAAAATCGCCAACGGCTTTCAAAACATCTGATTGCGTAATGCTAGGTATCATGTGCGCCCCTGATTATAACAAATAGCAATTTTACACCAGTCTGGCCATTGCTCTAAAACCTGAACGACTAACCATGTTTTACCGTTAAATGTGACTTTATCGCCACCTTTGCCTAATCCGCGTACAACCCCATCAAATTCGCCGTTTACATAAATTGCGCCTAAGTCACCCTCAAGATTCAAGCCATTTAATTGTTCTAATTCTTTCGCGCTTAGATTTTGGAATTGACCGCTTTTTGTTACGGTTGTAAATGTCGGGACTCGTTTATAATCCGCGCTCTGTGTAAAACCTGAGCTAATAGAAAAAACCATATCAACAAAGGGATTGACTGCACTGATTGCGCCACTAGCGATTTGGTGTAGGTTCATTCTTTTTTACCATAATCATAATCGACACTGTTTAGCATATGGCTTGTATGAATCAAAGGCTTATTAAAGCCTTTTTTAGCAATCGTATCGGGTGAATTTGGCGGCGTAGTCCAGTCTCTAATTGATTGCTGTAACTGCCCTCTGATTCCCTCACCCATCAATTGCCATGTTTTATCAATATCATAATTATTATTAGCCAAAACTTGGCCAATACTTACTGCCCAATTAGGCTTTTTATTCTTAATCATCGTCCGAAAATATGGCCGCATCGGTACGCCTTTCGCGCCATACTCATTTTTAGCTGCAACTTCGGGTACGCTTGTACCATCGGGATATGTTGCGCCCTCCAAAAAACCAACTCTTAAAATACCTGCGTCTTGTATCTTCTTAGCAATGCTTTGCAAGTAACTTTGCATATCACCGCCACCCGATAAAGAAGCCATTTAACCACCTATCAAATATGGATTGACGGTTGACGGGGCTGAATAGGATTGCCCCCTACGATAAATCATTTGACGATAGGGTGCTGTAGCATTCCAATAAGCCGCGCCGTATTTTGTCTGTAAATACCACGCTTGATTGTTGTTCGTTTGTCCATAATCTGTACCTACACTGACACTTCCCTCTGTCGCTGAGTTGATACGCCCAACAAGTCCATTGGGTTGTTGTCCGTTTGCACCAACATTTAAAAATGCGATATGAGCAACTAACATATTTAACAATACGCTTCGCTGCCCAACATCTACAACGCGAGATGACTCGGTATTATTTAAGAGCATTGTCGATTCATCAAAAAACATTTGCAAAACATCGTCCTGAATCGTTGAAAATTCAGGATAACGGACTTTAAATGTTGTTGGATTGAATGTGACAATGCCCATAACTAATCAGCCTTAAATGGTTCAACGCTTTCTTGCTTTGCTTTTGGGTCTAAGAACTCAAAACCTGTCTTTTCAGATTTGCGCTCTTTAGCAATCGCATCGACATTTTTAACGACCTTATCAGCAAACACCATGCCGTTTTTAACAAACGCAAAGTCAGCATGAGCTTTTACCCAAGCGTCCCAAAATTCTTCGGGGACATTGTGAGTTAGCGCATAGTGATTGAATAAAATCAATGTCTCGCCATCACCATGCTGCGTACTGTTCAAGCCTTTAAACGTGATAGTTTGGTCACCCACTTGAGCAACCAAACCATGCGGCAATTTACACCCCACTGTAACTACTGCACCCATTTTTTACACTCCGAGCATCTGTGCGATGCCAATAGGATAACGAATAATAGCACCCCAAGTGCCACAAGATTTTTTCTGCTTGTAACTTGACGAACCAACAACAACGGCATGAGCGCGCATTTTTTCATTAAATGCAACTTCTGCCACTTTCTTACCGTCTAAACTGTCAACAATCAACTGCACCAACTCACCACTACCTGTACTGTATTCAGGAGCAGTTTCAAAGCGCATATTTTTGAAGTTTGTATTTAACAAAACTTTGACGTTATTGTTAAATTGGTTTGTTTTGTTCAACGCAAGCGCGGCAGTTGGCGACATGGCCAAAACCATCGGCGTATCAGCATCAACAATGCCCTGAGTCTGTGTGATGACTTTAGCAACAATGCGTACAATGTCATCATAAACAGTTTGAGCAGTTGTACCGACTAACGACCATTGGGCTGTCGGCGTTAATGGTGCTGACAAATTAGGGTCATTTAATAAACCATAATTGCGTAAGCCACTTACGCCATAAAAATAAGACTTGTTTAACGCTTTGGCTAAAACAAACGCACTGGCAATCTGCTTTTCAGAACCTA